AGGCGCTGGAAACCCAGTATAAAGGCGGAGAGAAGTTCATCGTTCGTCTTCGCCATTCCGATGGATCGGTTGCCGCTGGCTTCAGCTTCCAGACCTTCTTCGAGATTCTTGACGCGGGCTTGCTGTCTAGTCGCGCGTGCGCCAAGTCCAGCGCGTGGCCTGAAGAGTTTGAGTTGAAGAAGTAAGTTGTGACCCTTCCAGATCTCATCCGCGCCTTCGTGCGCTTGTACGGCCAGGATGCTTACGAGCGGCTGGCCGCGAACCAAACGGACGAACGCCTAGCCGTTCTCTTGTCCAAAGCCTTATTAGGAGTTTGACGATGGCAACCTCAACCAATCTTTTCCTCGCTTATATGAATCATAAGGCCGGTCCGAATCCGCGCCTTTCGTTCGCGGAGTACGTCGCGACCAAGCCCGATCTCGCCGCGCTGATTCTGGTGTCCATGCTGGCGGATGAGCTGGGAATTCCGCGCCGTGCACCGCGCAAGGCCCGTTCCAAATCTAATCGGAGTGTATAAACCGTGTCCAAGACTCTCACCAAAATCATCCTTAAATGGACGAACGCCAAGACGCCTCTCGCTAACCCCAGCTGCACCTACGACGCCCAGCAACTGGGCGCTACGGTGGCGCGCCAGCGCGCGGCGAGTCGAGCGGCTGTCGTATTCGAGAACGGCGGAGAGTACGTTGCGACGGAGTACTACTCTGACGGCTCGAAGCACGAGTTCAAAAACATTTAGCTCTTTGCGAAGAAAGTGCTTGACGGAGCAGAAATGTTCCGTCATAATCTCTTCACGGTCACCAACCGGGTGACCGAAACCTCAAGGAGCTAAACGCCATGAACTACACTGTCCAACTCAAGCAGATCAACGGCACGAACGACCCGGCCAACGCCCGCTGGGAAGACTGCGGCGACATCGTTTCGAACCGCACGATGGCTACGGCCTACGCCGAAGTTTGCGCCCGCGACTACGGAACGCCCTGCCGCGTGATCACCGTCCGCGAGTTTGACGACGAGTCGCCGCGCCTTGTGAACAAGGTGATCGCGTACTTCGGACCGGTCGAGCACGCGGTTGAGATCGACTGGGTGGAGTTCAGCTATGCCGTTTTCCATCATCGCTGCGACGTGACCGGCAACAACCTCCAGAAGCGCCTGCCGTCCGGCACCTGGACCTCGTATATGTCGGCGGAGCGCCCTGCGGCATTCTACGAAGCCCGTTCCAAGGCCATCTACGGTCGCTAACCATGGATCTGACGCTTGCCCTCGCCGCGCTGTTTGGAGTCGGCAGCGTCTCGTTTGCCCTGGGCTACTCCTTCGGCGCGAGCTCAACGTGCCGGTTCCGTCGAAGGATGGACGACATTGAGCGTGCCCGCAAGAACATCGCTTGGCCGATTGACCACAAAGGAGTCTGACTGTGACCATTCAAGAACTAATCCGTTCGCTTACCGAAGCCAAGGCAAAGCGCGTCGTCATCGTTGAGATCACCATCGACGGCGAAACGACCGATTGGGACGTCAACGATCTGCTGGCCAGTCGCGCCCTTCTCAACTCGCTCATCCGGCAGGCGGGCAGCAGCGCTCTGACGGTGACCCACACGAATCGAATATAAGGAGTCTAAACATGGCCGTAACCCTTTTCTTCATCGACGGTGATGCAGGAGTAACGTTCGGCGTTACGAAGCCCACTGAGGCCCAGGCTGTGGCTGCTGTCTACCGTAAGATCAAGACGGACGAAGGTCCGTTGTCGGTCGAGCCGAAGACGCTGACCGACCTCGCGGACGCCGTTGCCGATGCGTTCGGCGGTGAGTGCGGCATCGCATGCGATATGCCCATCAGCGTCTGATTAAAGGTTTCTCTTCGTCACTTAGGTCCGTTAGTATCGGGCCTTTGACTTTCTCAATCTCTTCAGGACATCATGCGTACCATTCGTACAACTGACCTTCGCGGTCGCGTCTACGTGGTTGAGTTCGATAGTCGCGCGCTGGCGCAGAAGGTTTCTTTGATCACCGCTCCAGGTGTGCAAGTCACGCTCTGGGAGAATGCGCAACCGACTCCTGTCTACTCGGCAGAGGTCGCCAACGCAATCCGTGCGGCAACCAAGAAGAGGAAACGGAGATGAAACTGCGTTCATTTGTGCTGGTGTATGACATCGCGTACACCGATGCGTCGCTGGTTGCGGTCCACGTCGCGTGGGAGCGTCTGTGGAAGGCGACCGGTGGTGTCGGGTCAGTGGATGTTGATAGCGAGGCCCGCACCATTACGTTCACGCTGACTGGCGAAGGCGCTACGCCCGAACTGATGGAACTCTTCTTCAAGGAGTTGCAGCGGTGAAACTCAAGGTGCGCGGCTCTCAACTTCAGCCAGGTGACGTGCTGTTCAATGGAAAGATCGTATCCTTCCGTATGCCGTTGGACGCATCGCAGACGCCTGGGCTGATGGCTAAGTTGAAGTGTCGAGAGTTCAGCGCAATCGGCTTCGTCGGAGAGGCGCTGCCGATCCTGCTGACGGATCAAGTTAAATTCAGTGTTGAACGAGGATGAAATGGACAAAGAAATGAATAGGGCCGAACTAGACAGAATCGCGAGCATTCTTGCCTCAGAAATCGAGTGCGGCCTGTTCGAAACCTATGTCGCACCCGCACTCGAAGTTGCTCGTAAAACGCTGGAGAAGAACCATCCGCCAGCGATAGCAGCTCAAACATTCACAGACGCCGCTTCAGTGGACAAGGAGATCGAACGCCTGCTGACGCTCAAGGTGGCGCGCTTTCCTGAGGCCGCGACCAGTCTGCTGGAGCAGTATCGTGCCAAGGCGAAGGAAGGGCCGTTCGATTTGCTGAAGGTCTCACTGGATACGCCACGCCGTGTCGGCTTGATATTCAAGACTGCGGCTGCGGCAGAGCAATTCATTAACGCGCATGAGAACGGCTCGCCTTGCACGTCCATCACCGTCGATCTGGCTGAGGTCGAGAAGCGCGATGCAGAGCACCTAGCCGCGCTGACGGCTGCATACCAGCAGCACACGTTCAAGTCGTGGACGGCTGCGAGTCTGGACGGCCTTGACGCGACCGTTATGGGCGGTGACGAGTTCATCGATGTGCAAGCGCGGACGGCCTTCCGCTGGTATCTCGCGCGTTGGGAGCGTCAGCTGAAGTTGTTCGATGCGTCGGATGACGAATCTGGCGACGAGTCACATCACAGCAATGTCGATGGAGGTTCGCTTTGAACGGCATCCGATGGTTTGTTAAGCGTAACGAAATGCCCACCGCCAAGGAGGTCCGCGAGTATGCGGAGCGCAACTTCACGTCTATGATGCAGGCAAAGGTCGCGTTGCTCAATGAGACGGAGCCGGTGTTGCAGTTCTGCGACCACAACGGCGTTTGGCGAGACGTTCAGACTGTGATTGAGGTGCGAGATGAAAGCCGTTCACAAGCCTGACGCTGAGATGGGATTCAGCGACGACCAGATGGTCGAGCACTTGCTGTCGTCCGAGTGCAGCGAGTGCGTGGCTGCTGGATATCGATTCGGCGCGATGCTGCGCGAGTACAAGGAACTAAGGGAAGTCTGGAGAAATGACCACAAACAACGATAAGCTGGTAGACGACTTCAAACCGGTCGCCAATGAGATGGAGCGATCCATCAAGGCCAAATGCCCTAATCTGAACCGCGAAGAGCGTCTGCTGATCATGGCGATGTCGCTCTGGGCGGGCGCGAAGCAATTGGCTGCTGAGAATGCTTCGCTCACCGAACAACTCAAGGGAGCAGGGCGAGTGGACCGAGCGCTTGAAGATCACCAGATCGCACTGATCGTCAACCAACTGCGCGACACCGCAATCGACTATCATAGCACTCAGCAGTTGCGCGACCGTATCGCGCATATCATCGTGCCGTATCTGAGAAAGGAGAAAGTGTGAAGATTACCATCGAGATCGATTTGGACGACACGGACAATATGCTCAGGATCAGTCCGTGTCGTCCAAATCGTCGCGAACTACGCGGCATCGTTCGTCGGCGCGACCGTCGTCAAAGCAGGCCGGATGGAGGTCCACGAGACTGGCGTGTTCGGCGCGGTCTACAAAGACGCCAACAACGTCAAAATCACCATTGATCGGAGCGCGTGATGGAGTTCAACATAACCATCAAGGTTGAAGACGGACGGCGCGTGGACGTGGCCATGCACGAAGCGCTCGCAGAGCTATTCCGCGCATCCGAAGATGGATTGATCCTTGGCGTCCAGGGAATGCCAGTGGACGAGTCGTTCGAAGTCGAAGACATTGGCGGATGCTTCGGCGTCCAAAGCGTAATCATCAGCAGGATCGAGTGATGGCCAACCTCAAAGTCTACACCTGCCACGCGTTCGTCGGTCATAGCTCAAGCCTTGGCGCGTACGGCGTCGTGGTCGCAGAGACTCGCTCTCATGCCGCGCAGCTGATGACGCTGCAAATCATCGCAGAAGGTCTTCCGGAGCAGATGCCTCTGTCCTACACCGACATGATCGAAGTTGATTTGTCCGTTCCCAGAGCGTTCATCGTGAAGGATGAGTGATGAACGGTCGCTATAGATTCAGCTGGAGGCGATTGGACATGGCCGATGATTGGTGCGTGTCCAAAAGTCTTGTGCCGTTCGCCGTCTGCATCGTTCTCGCCAAGGTGGTTACACAAGGCAGCAACGGTCCGGTGCAGGTGCGCATCGAAGACGCTTTCAAGGACAAGTGATGTTCACAACCCACAGACGAAAGTTCATTGTCCATCTGCACGTGTACGAGGTCGTGACGGCCAATCGCCCTGGCGCAGTGGACGCTGCTTCTGATCCGCCAGTGGCCCTGGAGACGGTCGCGAACTTCGATGTTGGCATGGATGTGGACTGGCGCGAGGTCGCGCGTGGCATGTCTGAGTCCGTCATAGAGCATAAGTTCACGGCTGTTCTCAAGGCTCTGGAGCGCAACGCATGGCTGAAGCTGGCCAACGTACTAGCGCCGTGGCGCACTGGACATCGTCGTGGATGACCTGGAGATCTACCACGCGTACATCGATGAGGTGCGTCGCAACGCTCTGCGCGAGGCCGTATACAAGCCGTCCATGCTCGCGTACTTCTATGGCCTGTGGCACCCAGCAGACGGCGAGTGGCTTGATGCGTCGTTCTGCTGCCCTATGGAGAACGTTCTGTGACTTCGCCACTTCGACAAGAACGTCTGGCACTCATCCAAGCCGTTGGCGAGGATCACAAGCGCCTGGCAACGCTCCACGCTGAGGTGAGTGCGCTATGGGCGAAGGAGCGTGCTGTCCAGCAGAAGATGCAACGGCGCATTCGCCGTCTCGGAGAGATCGAGAAGAAGCTGATCAAGGATGGAGCGCTGCTATGATCATCGAACACTGCTTCTACTTCGCCCTTGGCGTGATCGCTGGTGGCGGTCTGATGCTACACCTGCACGACTGGATCCACCGTCTGGTCTCGTGACCCAAATGAAAAGGCCCGTGTTCTACGGGCCTTTGTCTTGTTACCCTCACCCTACTACTCCCCAACCGCAATCAGCCCAGCGTTGCCCCTTAGATTTGTGTCCAAAGAGCACTTACGCCCGCTGATTAGCCTCCACAAACGCCTCTGCTTCGGCTGAACCCGGTTCTGGGTGCCTCGTCGTGCTCAACTTCGGCTTGGATTCGGGAGTCGGTTGATTGTCGCCGTAGAAGTCCTTCAACGTCTTACCAGCAGTCGTGCGCCCAGCTTCGTCCACCACCGTGATACCAAACAGCACGTTGAGTTCCTTGATGGCACTCAGCTTGGTCGAGCACTTGGTGAACGGGTTGTTCATCAGCGACAGAAGCTCGTACACGGCCAGCTTAGGCCCGTACATGTGTTCCATCTTCACTGCTGCGAACTTCTCTGCGAATATCTTTCGATAGACCAGGTTGTGTTCCAGGGCTTCGATTCGCGAGTACAGGTGCAGGTCTGCGTAGTCCGTGCCGAAGACGCGCGTGAATGCCCGTTCCGCGTTCCAACCGATAACGCGGTACTCGGCATAGTCGCTGACGTGGCTGATGTTCGCTTTGGCGAAGACCTCCGAGCGGAAGTGCACCGCTGCCAGAACGTTGGTCGTGACGATATCGCGGTCTGGGTTCAGATCGCCGTTCGCAAAATCCTCTGCTTCTTTGCTCACATTGCTCACGTTCTCATCGCTATCGTCGTTGTCCCAGGGGTTGTGCGCCTTGGGTTGCTTGCTGCGCGGTCGTCTCTGTCCTCTGGCTTGTTCACGAGTGGTCATGATTGGTCTGCTGAACTAATGGCTGATGTTCGCGATTCTACGTGTGTGGAGTGGCCATCTTGCCGCATGGGTCGCGAGGTCTGCCGCGCCGGTTGTTTGGTCTGTAGTCCTGTGGTGTCGCTGCGTGTATTACCGTGTGCGCTCCAATGACTTTGCCGCATGCCTGGTAGGCGTCTGGAGCGTGCATCGAGTCCGTGAGGACACGGTGAACAAGACGAAGTTGACCAAATAAAGTTCGTTGTACACTTGACTTCTAGCCGCGCCTTGCCTAGCCGCGCTCTGCGGTGAACGTACTTCTCACAGTTGGGCAGGTCGTTAGTGCGCAAGCGAATCACACAACTTGGCAAAGCCAGAACCGACGCAGGAAGTGCAGTGTTAAGTTGTAAAAGTGTATAATTGTATTAGGTAGAATATAGGTAGGAAAACATATAGGCCGTAAAGGTTCCGAGGCCCATGCAACTTCCCAACTCCCAACTTTGTCACCGCGCGGCCATGTCCAAAACCATAGTCTAAGCACGTTTCCAGTGGCCAACCCAAAATTGGGCGAAATTGCCTTTCCCCAACGAAAACGAAAAGAGGACACCAGACTAATGTCCGATATCCTCAGTCCGCGAACCAAATCAAACACTAAATTGCGTCCACCATCGCCTTCGTCACCACAACAATCTTTCCCGCAGCGAACATGGCGATGATTTGCGCCTCAGTCAAATGCTTGCTGGTGATCTTTTCGGTGTACAGAACCTGCAGCCTTGCTCCGCTTTGACCGATCCCCTGGCTGGCAATTATGGACCTTGCAGTTTTCATTTGTCTCATGACAACAGGATAATCATCAGAAACAGACGGCTTTATTTCTATGAACAGCGTTCGAACAATGTAACTCCACCAGTCTTCTCCCTCGGCATCCTTTCCAAGCGACGTCTTGCCGATCCTCGCGCTGAACGCGCAATCCATTCCGCAGTGCTCGAATTCAACATCTTCGCCGACTTCACTGACGGCATAATCAGGAAACGCCAACCTAGCCACCTTCAGCCGAAAGTCACGGTCCAAGAACAACGCCTGAATCCGGTTGTGCTCAGGAGTCTCCTGATTCTCTTGCGCGCCGTTTGAAATGAACTGTATGATGTGGCCGTAACGTTCATTTGCCCAATCCTGTTGCACGAGCCATTCACAATACTTCGAATCAGCCGCGACGACTTCCAGCGACTTTCCCTTGTACTTACCAATCGGCATCAAGGCCGATCCGTCAACGTTATCCTTCATTTAAAATGGCTCCTTTCCGTCTTCTTTCTCTGATTCATCGCCGTCTGATTCGAAGTCCATCAAGCCGATATTCTTGCTGAAGTCTTCAAGTGTCTGATATTTTGGGAAAATGAACCCAGCATATCCGCCTGTGAATACGTACTCAGCCGCGCCCAAGGCCATCATCTTATTCTTCAGGTGCTTCCAATTCGGCTTGACGTGTTTGAGAGTGTCCATGAAATAGCGCTTGAAGTCGCCAGTTCGCACTCCGATGGACGTGGCACCCTGCTTCGTCTTCCAGACGAACTTAGGCCCATCCTTAAGCATCGGCACGAGATAGGTGTCCATAACATCGTCGCGAATCGTACCGCGATCACCGGCCATTTCACTTTGCGAGAACGCGAAGACCTGCTTCACAACGGACCGCACAAACAGGTTGTAGCCTTCCACGTTGTGATCCTCAAACCACGTCGCGGCCTCCGCCATAATCTGCCACAGGTCGTCTTCGAAGCCGGTGAAGTCAGCCGCAAAGTCTTGCCGCCAAGCCGGTTGCCCCAGCCGGTCCGGCAGCTGGCCGCAGAACATCGGATACAAGCGCCGGTTGCCGGTATCGTCGCGCTGCAGGCCTTCGTACTTGTTACCGTCCATCATGATGATGAACTGGCGCTGCTGGTCGAAGTGCCCTTCAAACTTGTAGTCCATCTTATCGGACGTACGCGTGATGAAGTCCTTGATCTTGTTCAGGTCGCCGCGCGTAAAACCGGTCATTTCACCGACCGACGCCACGATTGAGAAGCCGGTCATCTCGCGCAAGAACGTCAGCTTATCGCCGTTCAAGTCCAGCTGCACCGTATCGGCCTCTGGGTTGCCGGTGAGCACGCGACAGATCAGCTTGCCAAAGTAGCTCTTGCCGCAGTCCTGCGTTCCGAACAACGAGAGCACCATAGGAGCCAACGATCCAGGCATCATGATGCGGGCGTACAGGGACAGCCAGAAGTACTTGCCGAAGTCCCGATTCAGCGGCGTATCGAACGACTCGAAGAGGTCAATCAGCTTTGTGTCCATCCGCTTCTTGCCGTCCCACTCTGGAATCCGATCCTCAACATAGTTGATCAAATCGTTCCGCTCGTGATCCAGCGCCCACTCCTTAACGGCATCACGCGCCGCCTTTGCCGATACGCCCTTTAACCCTGCCGCAGAAAATGCCTGGATCCAGCGCACGACCGGATAGTGGTCATCGATAATCCGCCCCTCGTGATCGACAATCCGTCCGCGAAAGTGATCGCGATGAGGCGTAGCTTCGTCAACGCCTTCGAACAAGGAGTCGAGCACGGTCATCTTATTCTCATCCGTCATCACAGGCTGATTGACGAACATATCATTCTTGCGCACGCTCTTAACGTCCGGATACTGAATGAACCCGGCAGAGAATAGCTTGCGCGCTCGCTTGACGATATCGCCTTCATGACTGCGGATTGCCGATGCAACGCTGGATGCCTCTTCAACCGCGATCAGCTTCGCGGCCTTGACGTGCTCGACATCCTGGAGCGCTGCCGCCTCATTCTCGATTGACTGCTCTTCCCAATCCTCCATTTCGGACATGCTTATTTACCCACCGTAACGTCGCAGTGGATGATACTCGTGAACGGCCAGCCCTGTTTAGCAGGCACCGATCCAAACTCCTTGATCTCGCTCTTCGTGGGCTTAACAATCACCGGGCGCGGCTTGGCAGGCGGCATCAAGTCCACCGAGAACGTCTCGTCACGACCAATGAAACGTTCCCACACATCGAGTGCGACCTGCAGTGCGATACTGATATCTGCAGCCTTGACGCAATCGACAACCCGCCCGCCTTTCACGACGATGAAAGGAATCAGCTTATTCTTTGTAGTCTTCACAGTGGTCACTCGCTTTTGCGTTAACTGAATCTAGCCGCTCCGCAATCGTCGCAATGACGATCTTGTCCACGAAGACGGACCATGTACGCTTATTGTCCTTGCGGCAGGTATCGTGGCCGCACCCAAAAACATAGTCGTATTCTGCGCCCGGAATTGAGCCACGGAAGTAAGCGCCATACTTATCGCCGTTCGTGTGCTCGTTTCCCCATGGGCAAGCTATACGATACTTGCCGGACATGTTTGACGATACTTCACCGCCACTGCCTTCGCCCATCTTCATCCGGCCTAGGATCCAAGTTGCCTCCTTCAGCCACAGCGCGTCGAAGTACTTGGCTTCGTTCTTCTCCGTCTCTTCGCTCTCACTCAGTATCCGTTCGACAGGCACAACGATAGGAAAGCCGAACGCAGCTGCGATTCGATCCATTCCGTATCGGCGCGAGTAGTCAGACTGTACAAGTCGCACGGCGAAAGGCCGCTGCTTATTGCGGGCCACATCGGGTTCAACCGGATACTTGAGAGCGCCGTCTGCTGTACGCTTGTTATTGATTCCTGCAGGCATCCGGCCATACCTGCTGATGTCTCGAATCGTACTATCTCCGCCCTTTCCGAGAAGCACGTGGCTAACGAACCCCATGAGGAATGCCTTGAACCTTCTGCGGTCGTCCACCGGCTCATCAAGGAAGTACCAGCACTGGTGGTTGCCAGGCGAAGTCTCCACGGTTGCCGTAGGCTGAAGGATAGCGCAGAGTTGATCCATACTGAGCTCACCCTTGCTTCCCTTACCAGTCCCGATGTCGTCAACCATGATGGCGAGTCCGTGACCAAATGATGCTTCCCCTCGCCAGTATCGTAGCGCACCGGTCTTGGGATTTGGGGTCTTGATTGACGACGAGATGCACACATAGCAGTTATCCTCCATCGGGATGTGGCGACCGCTCTTATACGGCGTAGGCCACCAGCCAGCATTGAGTTTCTTTCCGGACGCGTCCGCTTGCACCGTGGCTTCGTCCGCGTATCCGGCCATTACGCGCTCGTGGTCCGGAATGCCCTTGCCGAGTTCGGCCAGGAACTCTTCGCACGCGGCGAGACGTTCTCTTTGTGTGGACATGATTGGATTAGACCTGCTGGAAGAATAGCACGACACAGGCAACGGCGTTGAAGCCTTTGAGTGCGTCGCGTGCCATGATGGCTTGGGAGAGTTTGTTGAGAGCGTCCTTGTCGCGTGGCATCTGTTCTACATCGTAGAAGCCGTTGCTTTGGAACTCGTTGCCGTCCGCGTCCAGGCCTGAATACGAAACGAAAAGTTTGATCAAGATCGCTGCTGCCTATAAGTATTTGCAGGTTAGTTTTACCGGTCAACCTGGAAGCCGTTACTGAATTACTTTCGTCGGACGGATTGGATTATAGGTCAGCTATTGTGGCACAATTGACCCACTATCTGAATATTTTTAACGGAGTCGTAATAAGGCAAATAAGGCTTCTCACCGACCAATTGGCAGTCACCTTTACCGCTTATACTCGGACCCGTTGAGTCGCAGTGACTTAGCTCGGACACAAAGCCGATGAACAAACTAACGGAGTATCACCAGAATGAGCACACCGCAAGAGATTACGTTCAACCCGGAACAACAGCAGGCAATCGAAGCCATTGTGAAGTGGTTCGACGGCTGGATCAATCGACGGCACCGCAAGCAAACGTTCTTCCTCACCGGTCGCGCCGGTACGGGCAAGACCTCGCTGGCCAGGGCTGCGGCGGCGCGTTGCTGCCACGAGTATTCGACAGTGTTCATTGCGCCGACCGGAAAGGCCGCAAGCCGTCTTCGACAGAAAGGCTGTAAGGGCGCGAAGACACTGCACCAGTTCATCTACAACCCGCGCGGCGAAGACGAGGAAGGCAACCCGATCTTTGTGGACAAGGCGACGTTGGACGATAGGCCGCGCCTGGTCGTGCTGGATGAGGCGTCGATGGTCGGTGCGTACGATATGGCCGCGTTGCTGCGACACGGTATCGCGGTCCTGCAGTTGGGTGACCTGGGCCAGTTGCAGCCGGTTAAGGCTCCGCCGTCGCTCTCGCCTGAGGCCGTGGACTTCGAACTGACGGAGATCATGCGCCAAGCCGCCGAATCGAACATCATACGCGCTGCCGGATTCGTTCGCGAAGGGAAGCGCCTACCGTTACGAGAGTACAACGATGTACGGATTCGTGATGGCCGTCCGTCGCTGGACGAACTCCTGGAGCACTACAAGGAGAACGCGCAAATCCTCTGCTCGTATAACAACACGCGCGTTGCGATCAACAACCAAATCCGCGAGGCGATGGGCTTCAAGGGTGACCAGCCGAACGTTGGCGAGAAGGTGATGTGCTGGTTCAACCAACACTCGTATAACTTCATGAACGGTGAGCAGGCAATCGTCATCGGCTTCGAAGACTTGCCGGAATCAGACGTTGATCAGAACGATCCTGACGAGTTGATGTACATGCGTATCCGCTCGCTCACCGATGGGCGCGAGAAGCGCGTGAAGTACAACCCGCTGTCCTTCAGCCGCGACGAAGAGGCGCGCAACGAGGCGCTGAAGAATGTCGGTGGGTTCCAGTATGGAGGCTGCTGTACGATCCATAAGTCCCAGGGCAGCGAGTGGGACAACGTGCTCGTCATGGAAGAGATGATGGGCGATTACGCCAAGCTGCAGTACACAGCGTACACACGCGCGGCGAAGATTCTAACCGTATATCGTCAAGGGAGACGTTAAATGCCGATGTCGAATAACGGCAGGGCCAAGCTTGTCGAAGAGTTTGGTGAAGCCCTGCAGGTAGTAGGAAAGATCGATGGGATGGGCGGCGACATCGACACGCCGCACTGGGACGGAAAAGGACCGCTGCGTACGCGTCTGGAAGATGAACTTGCCGACTCCATCGCGGCAATCCAGTTCGCAGTCTGGAAACACGGACTGGATGATGATCGCATCGTCAAGCGCGCCGAAGAAAAACTGGCGCTGTTTCAATTTTGGGATGAAGGAGATAGTTAAACCATGTCAGGACTACAAATGAAGTACTTCGTTCTCAGCCCGCTTTCGAGCGACGTTGCGCACGCTCTGGCGTCGATCAAGGCTATGGAGGCGTACGCTGAAGAGATCGGTCGCACCAACCTGCCGCTTGCAGAAGACATTCGTCAGTGGGCTGTCTCGTGCCGTCTGCAATACACCGACGTAACTGGAGGTTGATGTGAGCATCCAGACTTCCACCGTATTCTTTTCGTCGTACTCGCCTGACCAACGATTCGCGACGGCGGAAGAAGCGCGCGACTTTGAGAAGACGGTCATTCCGCGCTTAGAAGTCATCCGCATAATTTCGCACGAAGGCCGCGTTGATCAGACCGACATCTCTAGCATCGACAAGATCGTCGCTGCACTGGGCAATCTTTGGCGCGTCCCAGGCTTTGAACTTCCTGGTGTCGCACAAGGAGATTCGTGATGTCCGATGTCTTCATTCGCTATGTCGAATACAAAGAGTACATGCGCAACCGTTATCCGGCTTGGTCGATCCTGAGTTATCGCGACTGGCTGGACTTCGGCTCGAAGCAATAAGGATAACTGAACACTTCAGCGCTGAAGTACGCAGGTATAATTTCCTCACAAGACAAGTTTGTCTTACCTTCATACACTCAGGAGAACGTAACAATGTCGCACGGTCATCATCACCATCATGAAAACACCCAAGAACAAGCAGCGCCGGTGGAATTGACCGCCGAACAGAAGAAGCAGGCAGAGCGCGATGCCGCGAACGCCAAGAAGGAAGCGGACCGCAAAGAGAAGGCCGATGCGCGCGAAGCTGCGAAGGTGAAGAAGCAGGCGGAACGCGACGAGGCGAACGCCAAGAAGGAAGCGGAACGCCAAGAAAAGGCAGCACAGCGCGAAGCCGAAAAGGCCACGAAGGCTGCTGAACGTGCGGCGGCGCGCTCGGTCGAGCAGGAGAAGAAGAAGGAAGAGCGCGAAGCCGCGAAGGCCGCGAAGAAGCTGGAAAATGCCGAAGCGAAGGACAAGGCGAAGGCTGACCGCGAAGCCGCCAAGAATGCAGCGAAGCAGGCGCGTGCCGAAGAAGTCGCGAAGCGTGCGGAACTGGTCGAGCAGCGCAAGGCCGCAACCAAGATCGAAGGCGAACGCCGCGCCAAGGCGACGCATGTCAAGTTGAACGCAGAAGGCTTCAGCAACCCGCAGTCCACGTCGATTCGCGGCAAGGTGCTCGAACATCTGCGTACGAACTACGCCGTGGGCGATGAAATCGAGATCGACGCGCTGGCGAAGGAATGCAAGCCGCTGCTGTATGGCGCATCGGTGCGTTCGTTCCTGTCGAAGCTCGAAGAGCGCGGTCACCTGGACTTCGTGACGGCTGCTGCCGACGAAGCGCCGGAACAAGCTGCCGCTGAATAACGCCATCGGCGTGCAGTAAAATGCGAAACCCGGTCTTAGTGCCGGGTTTTTCTTCACCTGAACAAAAGTGATCGTCACTAATGGATAAGAATCTTATCATCGGCGCTGGACTCGCAGGACTCCTTACGGCCTGCAAGATCGGTGACGCCAGCATCATGGAGAGGGGCAAGGAAATTGAACAGCACAAGGCTCTTCTACGCTTTCGTGATGAGTCCGTTTCTCATCTCACTGGCATTCCTTTCCGCGCTGTTACCGTCCGCAAAGGAATCCACTCTGGTGGACAGACCTATGGGCAGTGCAATCCCGCGTTCGCGAACACGTATGCCCGGAAGGTCACCGGCCAGATCGCGGCTGACCGCAGCATCTGGAATCTCGACACGGTTGTGCGTTACATTGCGCCGGAAGACTTCTATGCTCAGCTGGTCCATCGCCATCGTTCGCGCATCCAGTGGGAGAGTCCGATCCACGCAATCAGCCCGGTCACCGAACGGCAGAACAAGGGTTGCATCGTCAACACCGCGCCGCTCCCTGTGATGCTCCAGGCGTGCGGCCTCGCACCGGAAGTCGCCACCAACGTCTTCTTCGAATCCAGCGGCATCGAAGTGATCCGCTATCGTCTGCCGCGTGGCACGGACGTATTCCAAACGCTTTACTTCCCTGATCTGGATGTGCGCACATTCCGCGCTTCGATTACCGGCGACCTGCTTATTATCGAGCAGAAGACCAAGGACGTCATGTGCGCGCCGCGCTATCCGGAGTCGGTTGAACTCTCGCACGTCTGCAGCGCGTTCGGACTGGATGCCTGGACCGATCTGGAAGAGATCGAGCGCGTGGACCAGAAGTACGGCAAGATTGTGGAGATTCCGCGCGCACAACGCGAGGCGCTGCTGCACGAACTGACGCGCGACTACAACGTGTTCAGCATCGGTCGCTTTGCTACTTGGCGCAACATCCTGCTGGACGACGTGGTGAAGGATATCGACATCGTGCAACGTCTCATGGCGGCATCGACGTATGGCCGCGAACTCGTATTGGCCAACCGCTGAGGTGATCTTATGACGCCTAACGAGTCGTATAAACTCAAGGTTGATTATGCGCTTGAGGTTCTTCTGCTGGAGTGTGGTGATGTCGAAATCGTGCGAGATCACTTGATGACCTGCAAAGTCCTTCTCAAGTATCCCAACGGTGAAGTGCGCGTCTACAGCGGCAAGGACCGGCACAACGCCATCGAACGCGCGGCAAGAGCGCACACCACGGTATTCGACAAGTGAAATTCAAGACTCTGACTCGAAGCGAGAAGGCCGCAGCAAGAACGCAGTGGCGCAAGAAGTTCGTCATCTTCCCTCGCGAAGTCGCAGACGGAGAATATGTCTGGCTTGGCTTTGTCGAGTTCAGAGAGAAGAAAATCTATTGCACCTCACCTGGTCTGCGGCCGTACTTCTTCCGTGACCAGTACCGCGCTGTTGGTTCGGAGTCCGATGGGCATCCCGTTGTGCCTGACCGGACTCCGCCGCCTATGCCGAAGGTTCCCAGCCCTGCCGTAACGAAGCGCCTGGTCATCCCTCAGCCGCGCTGCATCGGCTGTGCCGGACCAAACAACCCTAATGCTTGCTCGTGGTGCGAGCCGTACCCACGGAACGAAGCCTAACCGCCTTACAAAAGGAGTGTATCATGATGTACTTCCCAGAGCCTTCCCAGTCGCGCAACCCGCTGTACATCTTCGATCTGGACGGAACGCTTGCGCTGATCGAGCATCGACGTCACCTGGTCGAAGCGCGCGAGACGTGCACGGAATGCAAGGGCACCGGCTTCGATCCTGTGACCAGCGACGCAAGCAACCATCCGTGCGTCGTCTGCGACGGAAAGCAAACCGTCAAGCGCACGCCCGATTGGAATGCCTTCTTTGAAGCGTGCGACAAGGACTTGCCGAACTGGCCCGTCATCGGCACGCTGATGCAGCTGTACAGTGTCGGTTGCGACGTTCGTATCTGGAGCGGTCGGAGCGATGCTGTGAAGCAGAAGACGCTGCTGTGGCTGCATTCGGCCACTCGTATTCCGCTGATCAAGCTGGAGTTGATGCTGAAGATGCGCGCGGCAGACGACTTCACGCCGGATGAACAGTTGAAGCGTAAGTGGCTCAACACGATGGGCAAGCAGGAGCGTGCGCGCCTCGCGGCTGTCTTCGATGACCGCAACAAGGTCGTCAAGATGTGGCGTGATGCCGGTGTCGCGTGCTTCCAGGTCGCACCCGGTGAGTTTTAATTCACTGTAGTGTGCTTTGTGGACGGTGGGAGCGTCAGCTAAGATTATCTCACCGAAACGAACTGCTGTAGGAAGTAAATGAAACACCCTCTTGAACGCCACTTCAAAGTCTTCGCAGAGCACAAGATCGAAGGCAAGACATACGATCAACTCGCGCTGAAGTACGGCGTCTCGAAGCAGCGCATCGAGCAGCTTTGTAAGAGCGCTGTCGTCAAGCTCCAATTGGACCGCAGGCCCGCGAGCAAGATCACGCCGCAGGATATCGGCCTGGCCATCCAGCGCGCGGTCGAATCGTACATCACGCGCCATCACCGCACAGGGACTCCAGAATGGTTTCAAAGAGTGCTAAGAGAAGAGCGCGAGGAAGATCAAAGAGGTTGGCTGTACCGCAACTTGTAGTCGGCGTTCTATCACCGTATTTACCCACCGTCGCACAGGCGACAAGAAAGGAGCAGAAAGAGATGGAAACCCCTATTCCGCAAAAGAACCGCGTAACAGGAAGTTACGGCGACAAAGTCAACGCTGCTGCGGGCAGTGTGTTCATGGTCAACCAGGAGCGCGAGAAGGCAGCGGCAGCGCCGCCTGCTTCGCCGCCTTCCGACCCAACAAGGCCCGCAATCACCCGCAACCAGTTGCCCACTGATCAGGCAGAACGGCTTGGCGCGGCTGTCCGGAAGATGATGGCATACGGCGATTACAACCCGTTCCATCACACCAACGATCAGGCATACGAAATCTTTCGCCGCGACTCGCTCGGATACGGCATCGACTTCGAAGTGACCATCCACAACTTCCGCAACGCCGTCATCCGATCGTTCGGCATGAATCCTGGGAAGCAGGAGCGCGACAAGGAAGGCGCGTTGTTTCAGTTCACCGCAGCAGATGCGCGTCCGATCATCTCGTTTGTCGATAATCAAGAATCCGAGTTGAAGAAGCTCAAGGACTTGATGGCCGCGATGAAGCGACAGCACAAAGAGCAAATGGCTGCTGTAGAAGAACAGCTGCGCGGCTTGGCCGGTAAGTAACCCTTCGGACAGGTCCGTATGCGATAATACGGACCTCGCCAATAGAAAGGACAGAAAGTGAAAGTAACCCTCATCAGCCACACCCAAGACGCTCTGAACCTGCTCATCGGTACGAAGACCACGCGGATGCGCGGCAAGTCGCCTGAAGACATGACGGACTCCGAACGATATGAGCACTTCCAGTACATGCTCGACACGATCAAGTCACCCTTCGAGTTTGTGGATTACATCTTCGAGATCACCGAAGTCAGCAAGAACTTCACCCACCAACTCGTCCGCACGCGTACTGGCGCGTACCAGCAGGAGACTAGCCGCGCGCTCGAAGTCACCGAGACGGTAACGCCTGATGCGTTTTATCCGACCTATCACGGCGACAATTACGAAATGAACGACGAGTTGTTCAGGTTGTTCAAGGACGCCGTTGCGGACGCCAACGCGCACTACAAGCAGCTGATCGCGGCAGGAGCCGCGCTCCAGGACGCTCGCGCCGTTCTGCCGTCGAATATGCAGACGGCGATCAAGGCCAAGTTCAACCTGCGTACGATGTCGGAGATGGCCAAGAACCGTCTCTGCGCCCGTACCCAAGGAGAGTACCAGCAGACCTACAGGCTCATGCGCGCGGCTGTCCTAGCGGTGCATCCGTGGGCCGATCCACTGTTGCAAGTCGCCTGCGTGGCAACCGGCCAGTGCGCCTTCCCTCGTTGGGGTGGCGCAAAAATCCCCGTAGCAGCAGACATCGGAGACGGGGTAACACTTCCCGGATTCAAGTACCAGTGCCCGCACTACCGTCCATGGATGGACCTGTCCAAGCAGAAAGACGAACTTCGGATATCGTTCTGGAGCCGCGACGAGATCGCGCAAGCCAACCCGGTGGCCAAAGACGGCAAGAGCATGTGATGCTCGACTTTCGCAAATACCGATCCGACATCATCAACCGAACTTTAGGAGTAGCAATGCCCGAAAGGACTATCAACGACAACATCGCCATCTTCGACATCGACGGCTGCATTGCCGATGACGTGTGGCGTCGCGAACGTATTCCGGAAAGCGCAAACTCGTCGCTGGAGTACGACTTTTACCATTCCGGATGCAACAGCGATGTGCCTCTGTACGAAGGCGCAACGTTTCTCCGTTGGCACATCGCCAACGGCGACTTCATCGTGTTCTGCACCGCGCGTCCGTTCAAGGTTGCGGAGAAGACCGTGAACTGGATCAAAGAGCACTTCGACATCAGCCCGGTCTCTGAGTTCATGATCCTGATGCGCAAGGACGATGACAACCGCAGCGCGCTGGACGTCAAATCGGAAATGGTTGGTTGGATCCGCACTTACGAGAAGGAGTCTGGCCGCAAGATCATCGCGGCGTACGACGACCGCCAGGACATCGTCGCAATGTACGGTTCATCCGGCATCGACGCCTGGCTGCTCGACCGCGACGGCAAGCGCCGTCTTCCGAAAGAGGCCTGTGACGTTGACGAGAACGTGACTCCTGTGGGCTATCGCGTTGGCGACGTGCACGCGTCCGTCGAAGACATCCGCAACCAAGGCCTGGGCGTTCTCGCGGCCCAGGACAAGCAACCTGGGCCGCGAGAACGCCTTACGGCTCTGGACGAAATCCTTTCTGCTCCGCGCACCGCCGCAGACGTTCTCACCGATGCAGCCGCGATCTTTCGCGAGCGCAATTCGAGCTACAAGGACAACGCCGTGCTGGTCGGCGCGGTTATGAAGGCGCTTTTCCCGAATGGCGTTGTTATCCATTCGGCAGCAGATCACCACTTCTATCATCTCTTCGAGTTGATGATTGTGAAGCTGACGCGCTTCGTGAAGAGCGACCTGAAGCACAAGGACTCGATTCACGATCTGGCCGTGTACGCCGCCATGCTGGAGCCGCTGCTGGACGGCCATGGCATCTTCGTCGCTCAACCCGGTGCAAACATCTCCTTCTGATCATGCCACTCGACATTCAACGCATTCAAGACCGCATAAAGCTGACTAGCAAGGAAGTTGAAGAAGTCATTCGCGATTATGTCGCGAAACAGACTGGACGCCAGGTCAGCAGCGTCGAAGTGCACATTGGTCGCAACGAGTTCGGCGCGGCTACCGTCTATCTCGAATTCAAGGATTGATAATGACGACGAAACGAATTTTGGTCACCGGCTCTTCGAGCGGTCTGGGCGCGGCGATCTGCACCGCGCTCCGTGACGCTGGCCACTTCGTGTACGAGTACGACCTAATCAACGGCGATGACGTGACCAATCCGTCCGTTTGGCTGGGGCACGTTGGTGAACTCGACGCGCTCATCAACTGCGCGGGCATCAACGACAACCGCTGGTTTGAAGAAGTTGGCCCAAACGACTTCTTCCGGCTGATGGAAGTGAATGCGTTTTCCTTTGTCCAGATGACGCAGGCGCTTTTGACGCCTTTGAAGGCTTCGCGCGGCTTCGTGATCAACATTGTATCGAACGCTGCGACGATGCCGATGACTTCGTCACTGAGCTACAATGCGTCGAAGGCTGCGGCCTTGATGATCACGAAGCAGATGGCGCACGAGTTGACGCCCAAGCACGGCATCACCGTCTTCAGCGTCTCACCGAACAAACTGGCGGGCACCGAGATGTCGCGCCAGATCGAGCAGAACGTCCAGAAGGTGCGCGGCTGGTCGCCGGAATTCGCGAAGGAATACCAACGCAAGGCGCTGATGCACGGCCTGGAGACACCGCCTGAAGCCGTCGCGGAACTGATTAGCTCGCTTCTGACGCAAGGCAATGCGCTGTATCTTTCCGGCTGTGACATCCCGTTCGGCAAGTAAGGACTCCTGATGAAAACCAAAATCTACATCAGCGGTCCTGTTACCGATATTCCGGACGGAAACAAGCCGGAATTCGACAAGGTCGCCGCGCGCCTGGCTGCGGCTGACCTGCCGTACTTCAACCCGCAAGACATCCCTGCGCCGCCTGCTTCGATGACGGACAAGGAGGAAATCTGGCGTTACTACATGCGCGCGTGCGTGAAGGAGATTCCGGACTGCACACAGATTTGGCTGCTGCCGGATTGGCACCGCAGTCGCGGCGCGTGCTGGGAGCGCAACATTGCTGAGATGCTTGGCCTACTCGTCGTTCAGTTGTAAGGAGTCCGTATGTCGTTGGAAAAGGAATTGCGCGAGGCCTGTACTGACCTTGCATTCGATGACGAAGCTGCTGCTGAAGTGGTGCTTCGTTTCGTCCAGATCATGAACGATGACTTGCACGTTCAAAGCGCGTCGTCTATGATTCTGAATCTCGGCAAGGCACTCGTTGAAGTCGAAGAAGCTGAAGCCGGTGAAGACCAAGAACCCGATTCACAAGGAAACTGAAATGCCGCAATTCAAAATAGAACAGATCGCGCTGTATCCGGAAAACTCCGTGCGCGCTCGTGCCTTCCTCGCAAAGCTGGGGATGTCGGAGTGGTTCCACGACGATGTTGTGGCGCGCGGTTCTGTTCACACGGAACGGGAATGCGAGAACGAAGCGCACCTGGCCTTCAACTACCAGGCTGGCAACGGTTCGGACACCGAAGCAGCGAAGCCGCTGGAACTCGAAGTTCTCACCTATACGAACGGCGAGAACTGGATGGATATCGGCACGGACTGCGGCGAAGTCGGCAAGTTCGGCGCGGTCAGCCACCTGGGCATGCACGTCACCGAAGAGCAACTGATCGAGTTCGATCAAGTTATGCGCGATGAGTGCATCGAGATCGCGCAGAGCGTCATCACGCAATCGCACACGAATCCGGCAATCAAGGACTCGCGCCGGTACAAGTACGTCATCTATGACACGCGCTTTCTGATCGGCGTGGACCTCAAGTTTATTGTGCGTCTGCCGTACAGTCCTGACCAGTAAAATAGGCCGCGTACCGTCTCCTTCAAGACAGCCAAGGTACGATGCGCCTTCAACCGGAACTGGCCAGAGCCACCCACCGTTTGTCGGTTCGGCTCTGGCTCTCAGCCGTAATCCGTTTGCCCAGAGAGCCGCGCCAGTCGCGGCTTTTTGTTTATCCACAGAAAGGAAATAGAATGACCAAAAGTCTAACACGTGCGCTTCGTCGGCGCACTTTTATGGAAGCCAATGGCGATCCAAGATTTGGTAAGGTTAGCATTCCGAATCTGTATGGCAATCCCATCGGCAAACCGATCTGTATCCGAAGCATTCGCCGCGCCAACCGGCGTTGGTTAAAACTCTGGAGACAATATCCGGGTTCTAGCACTCCGAATGCCGTCTACAACGAAAACTCTTCCTGCCGAGTCGCGCGTGCAGCCAGGCTTCTCAAGGCCAATATCCGTTTCGACCAGGTGCGCTGATGCTCTTCTCTGTGTTCGACTGGGAAACCACAGGCCTTCCCTTCCATCCCGATGCGGAGCTATCGAAGCAGCCGCGCGCCATCGAATTCGGCGGAATCATCACGGACGGCCACGACATTCTCGGAGAGTTGGAGTTCATATGCAACCCTGGGATATCGATTGAACCGATCATCACCGAGATCACCGGCCTGACCAACGAAGACCTCGCGGACAAGCCGCCATTCACCCACTTCATTCCGCAGCTGGCCACCTACTTCGGCAACACGCGCGGACGTATCGCCCACAACCTGTCGTTTGATAAGGGCATCTTAACGTTTGACCTGCAGCGCAATGGGCGTTCGCTTGCTGATATCAACTGGGGTGGAGCGAACGGCGATGCGATTGAAATCTGTACGGTGGAACAGACGTTCCATATGTACGGCAAGCGCGTCCGGCTGCAGGACTGGTATGAGATGAAGTGCGGTCCGTACGTCCAGAAGCACAGGGCGCTGGACGACGTTCGGTTGCTGCACGAGGCGTGCCAGAAGGAAGGCGTTTATGAAGCGTTTAAGGAGTCCGTAGTATGACGATGCCGCAACTGAGAGTACGCAGTGGATATTCCTACCGGAACGCGTACGGGAGACACCCGGAAATCGTCGCGCGCCTGCAGGAGATCGGCTGCACCAGCGCCGCGCTAGTGGACGCAGGGACTTGGGGCCATGTACGCTTCGAAGCCGCGACGAAGAAGGCGGATATCAAGCCGATGTTCGGCATGGAGATTCCGGTGCTGACGCTGGACGAGAACGGCGAGGCAGTAGGCTTTAAGCCGGTGGCTTGGGTCTTGGCAACCGACACCAAGAAGTTCTACAACCTGACGACGAAGAGCGTGGCGCAAAAGGGGCTGACCGATGCGGACTTTATCAAGGCCGAAGGCGTTCTGCGTTTTGTTGGCGGAGCGCATAGCGCACTTCAGCCCAGCGCCTACGACTACGTGGATGTCAATCCGTCTTCGTATCTCCACGCATATAAGGCAGTCCAACTCGCGCGGCGTACCGGCAAGCCGATGGTTATCACATCTTACAACGACATGCCGGACCAGAAGCAGAAACGGTTCGCGTATGCTTGGGAAGTTCGTGACTCTGTCGGAATGCGCCATATAGCGTCGGAAGACGAGATTTGGAGTCAGGTTCGGCACGCGATGACGCGGGCAGAGTTTGAAAGCGCCGTAGCCAACACGTACGCGGTCGCGGAGCATCTGGATGGAGTAGGACTCCAGAAGGCACCGCTTATCCACCTAGAAGGTGATTTGATTGCGCTGGCGCGTGAAGGGCAGGCCAGCCGCCTGTCGCGCGGCCACATAACCGAATGGACGGAAGAGTATGAAGCGCGCTTCAACATGGAGATCGAGCAGATTCAACTCAAGAAGTTTGACTCATACTTTCTTGTTGTGTCTGATCTGGTTAGGTACGCGAAGGAACATATGCTGGTTGGTCCCGCTCGCGGCTCATCGGCAGGCTCGCTGGTGTGCTATCTGCTCGGAATCACCGAAGTGGACCCGATTCCGCATGACCTTCTTTTCCAACGGTTCATCGATATCAGCCGTGCTGACCTTCCAGACATCGACATCGATTTTACAGATACGAAGCGCCACTTAGTCTTCGAGTACCTGCAGAACAAGTACGGCGCGGCGAACGTCGCGAAGTTGGGTAACATCAACACGCTTCAGGCCAACTCTGTGATGGCGCAGGTCGGCAAACGCTTCGGAGTCCCGTACAGTGAAACGGCAAACGTCAAGAACGCGCTTATTGTCTACTCTTCCGGCGATGCTCGATATGGCAAGGGTCTGCAAGACACCTTCGACGGAACGGAGCCTGGTCGCGAGTTCATGCGCCGATTCCCAGAAGCTGCAGAGTGCATGGGAGATTTGGAGATCCACCCATCTCACACTGGAGTACACGCCGCCGGTATTCTCGTCTGTAACGACCCTGTCAGCGACTACTGCACAGTCAATGTCGAAGGAGTGGCTCAGATCGATAAGCCTGACTCCGAATATCTCAACCTTCTCAAAATCGACGCACTCGGACTTCGAACACTGGGCATCATCGAAGACTCTGGAGTGGTCACGGCAGAACAACTGTTTTCTCTTAAACTCGATGACCCAGAAGTCTTCCGAGTCATCAACGAGGACCGAGTCAGCGGCATCTTCCAGTTCGAAGGCGATGCCGTCCGGTCTGTTACGCGCTCTGTTAATGTCGATCGATTCTCCAAGATCGATAACCTGACGGCGTTGGCGCGGCCTGGTCCGCTCGCGTCCGGTATGGCACAGAAATACATCGCGCGCGCGGCTGGCCGCGAGCCAGTAACGTACGATGTGCCGCAGCTGGAGAAGTACTTGAAGGACACGTTTGGCGTCTTCTTGTACCAGGAACAGATCATGTCCGTGGTGAAGGAGATCGGTCTGTTTGACTGGGTCAAGACTTCCGCCGTCCGGAAGGCCATGTCAGGGAGAAAGGGTGAAGAGTACTTCAACAAAATGGGCCAGGACTTTGTTGCGGGCGCAACGTCCCAAGGCGTACCGGTTGATCAAGCCAAGAAAATCTGGCAGGAGATGGTTACGTTCGGTTCGTGGGGATTCAACAAGTCTCACTCCGTATCATATGCTGTGGTTACGTACTGGACGTGCTGGCTTAAGCGATATCACAAGCTGGAGTTTGCAGCCGCATGCCTACGCGCAGCGAAGGATGATGAACAGACTATCGCGATTCTTAGAGAACTGGCGAAGGAAGGGGTTAGCTATACCCCCATCGATCCTGACTACTCCGACATGCACTGGAAGGTCGCGGACGGACGACTCATCGGTGGTATCCAAAACGCCAAGGGCTTCGGTCCGGTCAAGGCGCTTAAGTACGTCCAGGCGCGCGAGAAGTGGGTCCAGCAGGTCGCGCTCGGACCGCTGAACAAAAAGGACTCCAAAGCATACGCAAAACACTTGGAGTCGCTGGCGAAGGCGGAAGTCCAGTTCCAAGACCTCGCAGAAGCGCACACCAAGTGGGGCCACTTCTACCGCGAGCCGCGCCTGGTCGGCGTTACTTCCGGTAATCCGATCATCAACATGAAGGAGTGCGGCGAGCGCGACGAATGCCTGGTCATTGCTAAGTTGACCAAAAAGATTCTGGCAGACGAGAACGAAGCCATCCGCATTAAGAAGCGTGGCGGCAAGGTCATGAAGGGACCGACGCAGTTCATCGACCTGATGATGGTGGACGACTCCACCGACTCGCCAATGCGGTTCCGCGTCCGTCCGGACAAGTACGCCCAGCACGGCAGGCCGATTGCAGAGACGGCACCGGTTGGTTCGTGGTTCCTCGTGCGTGCCTGGAAGATCAGTGGCATCGACATGTTCATTGTAAAGAACGTTAAAAGGATTGACGTATGACCCGCCAACGCGAGCAGAAATCGTGGGACACCTTCAGCAAGGGACTGGACCCGCGTCAAGCGAAGCCGTTCCGCATCGAGAACCTGTACAGTGGCGATGGGATGCCGGATGTACTTCTAATCAACCGGCGCGGCACTGTCTTCTGGATCGAGAATAAGGCAATCGAGAAGTGGCCCGCGAGAGCGACCACGCTTGCGCTGCGTGATGCCTTCGAGCCGGGTCAACTCTCCTTCCAGCGGCAGTGGCGCGAATGGCACGGAATTGCCTTCACGCTTCTCCGTGCCGGTCTGGACTACTACCTGCTGGACCCGGACGAGCCGCTGGACAAGATGACGAAGGATGAACTGATCAGCCGCGCCACGGTGATGCACGGTAAGATCGAAATCTGCACCTATTTGGAGAATTTGAAGTGAAGACAGCGCCGATGAATCACCAGTCGATCTACCTGGAGCGCTCCGAAGGAAAGCGCAACTTCGCTATCCTCGCGGAGCAGGGCACCGGCAAGTCTTGGATGCTGCTGGCGGACGCAGAACGCGCGTTCCTCGCCGGTAAGATCGAAGCAGTCATTATCTGGGCACCGAAAGGAGTCCATAGCAATTGGGTGCTGCGCGAGATTCCAAAGCATCTGTCGGTTCCGACCGTCTGCTATGCCTGGAGCGGTCCTGTGAAGACCAAGAAGCAGAAGGCCGGATTCGAACGTCTGTACACGCCTGCGCACCGCTTCGAGCGTCCGACCTTGCGCGTGCTTACGATCAACTTCGAAGCGATGTTGCAGGAGAACGCGCGAGATGCCGTAGACGAGTTTATGAACACGTTCGTAACGCTTGGCGTCGTGGACGAGTCCAAGAAGATCGGCAACCCGGATGCGAAGCGGACGAAGTACATCATCAAGGCCGGTCGCGCGGCCATCGCTCGTCGCATCCTTTCCGGCAAGCCGCTGACCAAAGCGCCGATGGACCTGTACAGTCAATTCGACTTCCTGAAGCCGGGTCTTCTGGGCACAACTTCGTACCGCGCATTTGTGGCTGAATTCGCTGTCCTGCTGGATCCGAAGTCGCCTAAGATGCAAGGATTGATCCGTAAGATGGGACCCAAAGCAGCGTTCGCGCAAGTGGTGGATACGGACGACTTTGGCAACAAGAAGTATCAGAACCTGGACAAGCTTGCGGCCATGATCGCGCCGCATATGTACCGCGTCCGCAAGGACGAGTGCCTGGACTTGCCGCCGAAGGTCTATGAGCAGGTCTACTTCGATCTGAGCGATGAGCAGCGCGTTCTCTACGACAAACTCAAAGAAGAGTTGGCATACACGTCGCGCACGGAAGGTGAGATGTCTTTCCAGGCTATCGCCGCGCGCACGAAGATGAAGCAGGTCACATCCGGCTTCGTGAACGTGTACGGAGAGCCTGAGCTCATCAATCCGGATAGCAACCCGCGTATGGAAGCGTTCCTGGACGTGGTGGACGATCTGGAAGGACAGTTCATCGTCTGGGCGATCTACCGGCACGAGATCGAGCAGATTGTGAAGGTGCTGGGTGAGCAGGGCATCTCATGCGTGGAGTACCACGGTGGCGTCAATGACGACGCGCGCGAGGTCGCGGTTGACTCCTTCCAGGCAGGTCAGGTCCGCGCGTTCGTGTGCAATAAGGCCGCTTACGCTGGGCTAACGCTTACTGCCGCGCGCACGTCGATCTACTTCAGCTGCGACTACGACAATGACGTGCGCGGCCAGTCGGAAGACCGCAACCATCGGATTGGCACGACTGGCCCGGTCCTGTACGTTGACCTTATCGCAAGGGATACGATGGACGAGGATATCGCGCGCAACCTGGCTGTTAAGGATGCCATTGCTGACCACATCATCGATGGGATGCCGATGACGATCTAAAGTCACCGGGTTACGCGATAATTGCGTCAACTGAAACGAGAAAGGAAGAAAGAGATGTCACGAGTTTTTATCCCGCAACTGGTCGAGCGCTACGACCGCGCCGTTGGCGGCTTCGTGCCTGTTCACGACTTCAGCAGCGCTGCTGAGTTCGGCACACTCACCGCGATCCTGCCGAAAGAGGCAGACCCGTTGTTTTTGACGGACCACGTACCGGCGATCAACGCCGCGCTCAAAGGGTTCATTCCGTCGCTGGACTACTTTGTCGCGGTCGGTGATCCGTCCATCATCGCTGTTTGCGCAGGCATCCTTCTGCGTGAATGGACTTCGTTCCGCATGCTCAAGTGGGACAAGAAAATCAACCGCTACATCACCTTGGAGATCGCACCGTGAGCGATATTCGCGACACAGCAAACGCACTGCCGCACCAGATCGATTACTTCGAAGACCTGCCGGCACAAGAAGCGCCGGAACCGGCGACCCTGGCGCGGCTTACCGAACTCGCGCAGGAGTCGAAGCAGCTGGAGAAGGACATCCAAGCCGCCACCGTCGCGCTCGAAGAGCTCAAGGGCAAGAACGACAAGATTCTCATGGTGAAAATCCCTGAGATCATGGCCACGCTCGGCATGGAAGAGTTCAAGTTGACGGACGGCTCGAAGATCACCGTCAAGGAAGACGTGAAGTGCGGTCTTTCGGAAGAGCGCAAGCCGTTCGCATTCGATTGGCTGCGTGAAAACCAGTTTGACGGCATCATCAAGCAGGCCGTCTCCCTGTCGTTCGGCAAGGGCGAAAACGACGCCGCGAAGCGTGCTATGACGCTACTGCAAGAGGCTGGATTCGAGCCGAATGTCGGTGAGAACATTCACCCCGCAACGCTCAAATCGTTCGTCAAGGAGCAGCTGGAAGCGGGCACCAACATTCCGCTGGACGTATTCGGCGTGTATGAGTACAAGATAGCAAAAATTGCACTTCCGCGCACACGCAAGTAAGCGATAATTTCAACTGTAGCAAAACTTCTCTTAAACAGAAAGGAATTAGAAATGGCTAAGACTCAACCGTCCACCGCAGTAGCAGAAGTCAAACCGGGTGCGCTCGTCGCTCCTGAGTTCATGGATGCGTCGGACTTCGGCGCTGGCTTCGAAGGCGCGGACAAGGACTCGTATGCGATTCCCTTCTTGCAGATTCTGCAGAAGATGTCGCCGCTGGTGGACGAAGACAGTCCCAAGCACGTCGAAGGCGCGAAGGCCG